GGCTGACGACTTGCAAAAGGACGGGGGCCCGTCAGACTGATGGCAAGAGAGACGGTCCCGGTGCATCATCGGAGTGTGCGCCGATCGGGGCATAGGGCCGGGGCCGTTTCTCCCCTCCGTTGCCTAGACCCGCAGATTTATGCAAGGACTGTTCATCGGATTGTCGGAAGACGAACTGCTCGCCATCAAGACCAAGGCCGTCGAGATGATTATGAGCGGCAAGGTTCTCATGTCCTACGCCGACTCCTCGAGCTCGGCCACGAAGCAGTTCGCTTTGCCTCCCAAGGAGATGCTCGCGGAGGCGATGTTCGCCCTCTCTCAGCTCGACCCTCAGAAGTACGGTCGCCGTCGCAACGTGATTAACGTCCGTTACGACAACCGAAACAACGACTCTAACTATGGCCTCTAAGTCTCCGAAGAAGACCACCCCTAAGACCGCCGCGAAGGCTCCGAAGAAACTGCTCAAGGGAGCAGCCGGACTTCCGCAGCCGCAGGCCTCTGTGAACGGTGGCGGAGGCTACCCGCAGAACCCGCGCTGGGAAAGCGTGACGCAAAGCACGGGTCGTCAAATCCTCTACATGGGCGCCAACGTGGACGCCCGCCGAGACCTCCGTGCGCGTGACCGCAACACGATGGTCAAGAAGTGTCGGTATGCCGAGCGCAACTATGGCCTCTACAACCAGATCCTGAACGACACCGTGATGTACGTCGTCGGCGGGGGCATGCGTATGCAGTCTCACTGCGAAGACCCCGAGGTCGGCCGCGAGCACATGGAATACTTCTACGAAGTCTCCCGCAAGCTCGACGTCACCGGGCGTTTCTCTTTCGAGGACTGCCAGAAACTCATCACCCGTTCCTGGATGCGAGACGGCGACACCTTCGCCGCCAAGGTTCGCAACGGTCGAGACGAGGCCCGCATCCAACTCATCGAGGCCCACCGCGTCGGAGACCCTGCCGATCGTGACGTTCCCGAGCGGGTCTGGGACGGCGTCGAGTTCGGCGATTACGGCGAGGTCGTGGCGTATTGGGTCTACCGCTCCAACGGCTCCAGCCGTCAGGTCCTGGCTAACGCGATGATGCACATCGTGGACTTCACGTCTTCGAGCGCCTCGCGTGGGACGCCCATCCTCCAGCATGCGACCAACAGCCTCCAGGATATGGACGAGATTCTCGAAGCCGAGAAGCGGGCCGTAAAGGACCAGTCAGAGGTTACGCGCGTCCTCAAGAAAGGCGGAGGTTTCATCGACGACAACATGGCCGCCGAACTTGGTGGCGGTGACCGATGCTTTTCCGGCGTAGTCGAGCAGGCCGGCGGTAAGCTCATCGTTTTAGAAACCAATGAAAGTCTGGAACATCAGGAGTCAAAAAGACCCTCGCAGACGTTTAACGGGTTTATTGCCGAGCTCCAGCGGGACGTGACCTTCGGTTCCCTTCCGTGGGATTTCGTCGTGGACCCCTCGAAGCTCGCGGGGGCTGGGGTGCGATTGGTCGGAAATAAGGCCGACCGATTCATCAGCCATGTACAGCAGATGGTCATCAATCAGTTTTGCATCCCAACGTACCAGTACATCATCAGCGACGGTATCAACAAGGGTCTCATCCGAGACGACCGCTCCTGGTACAAGTGCTCGGTGATCACCCCGCCTTCCCTCACCGTGGACGCCGGACGCGAATCGGCCAACGACCGCGAGGACATCAAGATGGGCCTGATGAGCCGTTCCGAATACTACAAGACCCACGGGAGCGAGTTTTACAAACAGATCGACAGCATCGCCCAGGAACTCGCCTACATCCGCAACAAGGAGCAGGAACTCGGCCTGCCTTACGGAAGCATCTCCCAGACCTACCCCAACCCGGTCACGCCTGAGCAGGCGCAGCCGGCGGGAACCCCTCCCTCTTCCAACCCATAACACCGTGCGTTTTCTTTCCAATGGGCTTCGCGGCCTAGAGCCACTTCTGATCAACCCGGTCCGAGCCAAGGACTACGTCGAAGCGTCCAAGGCCGCAGGCCTCGGCGACATGATCTCGCAGCTCTTCGGCGAAGCGCCCAAGCCCTACGTCGTCGGCACGACCGCGGTCATCCCGGTCTCTGGCCCCATCGGCAAAGGCCTCAGCCCCATCGAGCGCCTCATGGGCGGGGCTGACGTTGACGTCATCGCCGGCTGGCTCGAAGAAGCCCAGGACAACCCGGCCGTTGACCGCGTCCTTCTCGCCATCAACTCACCGGGCGGCACCGTCACGGGCGTTCAGGAATTGGCAGACATGGTCGCCGGCTACAAGAAGCCGACCCGTGCCTTCTCAGACAACATGGCCGCAAGCGCTGCCTACTGGGTCGGAAGTCAGGCCGACGAGTTCGTGGTCACGGGCAGTTCCCAGATCGGGAGCATCGGCGTGTACATGGTAATCCCTAACCTCGAAGAATACTACGCCGCCCAGGGCATCAAGTTTGAGGTCATCGCCGCGGGCATCCACAAGGCCGCCGGCGCCGAAGGCCTTCCCCTGACCTCCGAGCAGCGCGCCTATCTTCAGGCCTCGGTCGAGTCTACCCGCGACGAGTTCCGCGAGTCGGTCCGCCGCAAGCGCCGCTTCGTTCGTGATGAAGACATGGAAGGTCAGGTCTTCACGGGCCGCGAAGCCGCGAGCCGTGGCCTCGTCACCGGCATCGTCTCCAATCTCCGCGAAGCCCTCGCAACCTTCTGATGGCAATCGACGTTCCCGACTACGTTTCCGAAGCCGCACGCCGCGGCCTCGAGTGGCACGCCGAAGGTAAGTCGGGTGACGGCGTGACCGACCAGACGATCCGCGAAGCCCGCGAGATGGCTGACGGTTCGGTCTCCGAGGACAAGCTGCAACGCATGGGGCCTTGGTTCCAGCGCCACATCGGCGACATGGACGCCCCCAAGAACAAGCCCGACAACGAAGACTTCCCCGGGGCCGGCGCCGTAGCCTGGGCCTTGTGGGGTGGACCTACTTCGGGCGACATCATGCGCACGGCCAATTGGGCGGAAGAGACCGTCGAGCGTCTTGAATTGGACGACGACGACGAATACGAGGAAGGCGATGACCGGGAATCCAAGGCCCAACAGTTGCCCACCTCCGCAATCTTTAAGACCATGACCATCGAAGAAAAACTCGCCGCCGCTGAGGCCCTAGTCGCCTCCGCCTCTGCCGAACGTGACGATCTCCGCGCTACCGTGGAGAAGCTCACCGTCGGTTCCGCTTCCGAAGTCGAAAGCCTGAAGGTCGAAGCCGCCGTCAAGGACTCCAAGGTCACCGACCTCGAGGCCTCCCTCGTCGCCTCTGCCAAGCAGATCGAAGAGCTCACCGCCAAGGTCGCCGAACTCTCGGCCGTCCAGGTCAGCGCCAGCGCCGAAGCCGCTACCATCGTCGCCAAGGTCGGCGTCTCCCCCATCGACCTTCCCCAGGGCGACAGCCCGGTCCGTGCCACGGACGCCGAGATCGCGGAACAGTACGCCGCCATGCCCTTCGGCAAGGAGCGCACCGAGTTCCTCAAGAAGAACCGCTCGGCCATCTTCAAGTCTGCCAAATAATTTCCCAACCCTCACCCGCTAAACTAATATGTCCAACACCATCGCTGCTCAGCTGATCGTCGATACCCTCGCCGCCCAGTCCCAGACCATCCTCGCGAACCGCCTCGCCGCGCTCCGCAACTTCTCGACCGACTTCTCCACGGACGTCAAGAAGCCGAACGACACCATCCAGGTCGCCATCGCTTCCGCTACGGCCGCCACCCAGGTTAACCCTTCCGCCTTCAATGTCATCGGCGGCACGACCCTCTCGGCTACCGCGGTCGCTCTCGACCACGTCTACCAGCCCTTCGGTCTCGGCTACGCTGACATCCAGAACAGCATCCGCCTCGAGCGCCTGGTGAAGATCAACCTCGACGCCCTCGCCGACAAGATCTGGGCCCTCGCTACCGCCCCCATCACCGTCGCCAACTTCGGCGCCGCTGCCGTGACCGCCGCTGATAGCGCCGTCACCCCGGGCTCTGCTCAGCTCAAGGCCCTCTGGGCCGGTGTCTCGAAGGCCGGCCGCAAGGCCCTGATCGTCAACCCGGGCATCTACAGCCAGCTCATCCCGACCAGCACGACCTCCCTGCCCCTCTCCGAAGGTGCTTACGGTTTCGACGGCGGCGTCTTCTACGCCTCCCAGTTCCCGTCCGAGGCCAAACTGGCCGGCTTCGCCTGTGCGCCTGAGGCCGTGGCTCTCGCCGCCGCCGCCCCGTCCCTCGACCACGTCCGCGACGGCATGCTCGTCTCGGAAGTCGTCGCCCTCGAAGGCCTCGGCATGAGCATCTACTACAACGTGTGGGCTGACAAGAGCACCCGCAACCTGGTCGCCTCGGCTGAACTGATGTTCGGCGCGAACAAGGCGGTGACCAACGGCACGATCGCCGCGGTCTACAACCCGTAATCGCCGGGGCTTAAAGCCCCACGAAACGAGACCCCCAGAAATGGGGGTCTTTTTTTTGCCCACCCTTGCAGATTTATGAGCCTGTATCCTGAGTTTCTCCCCGATGCCAAGGAGATCGTGGCGGACCTAGGTATCCCTGGTTCGACTGCCGGCGGAGCCCTGACCTTCTCCTGCCTTATCTCCGAACCCGCCTACACGACCGTCCTCGAGGCGGGGGGGTATAATGAGCGGACCCAGTACTCGGTCAGGCTCCCCGCTGTAACGGCCTCCTGGAGCCTCCCAGATGGGTCTATTGGGGCATCTGGCCCGACCCTCGCGGCTGGGGTACCCGTCGCCGGGCTGGGTATCGGGAAGCGCCTGACGGTCGGGGGCAGGGTCGTGCGCATCAACAGCCAGACCTACAAGCCTGCCTCGGCTTGGATCACCCTGATCGTCATCGACGCCGACCAATGATTAAGGGCGGCATCGTCCCTCGGAGTCGTGATGACTTCATGGCTGCCATCGAGGCCTTCAGCAAAGGCACGGGCGACGGCCTGCGGGACGTGTTCCTGGAGCAAGGCGCCTTGTGCTGCCGAGACTCCATGATCTTCACGCCCCCCATCGTGAAGGCCGGGGGCGACGGCATGAGCAAGGAGGCCAAGCTCGCCGGCGAACTGGCTATCCAGAAGGACGTGAAGTCTGTCATGGTCGGCGAGCGCTCGGGAAGCACCCGTGCCCGCCGTGGTCGTCTGTTCCGTAAACTGGGCAGCGCGTCCTTTACGAACAACCCGGCCAAGTTCTGGAAACTCGCCGCGGACAACTCTGAGCTCTTCGCCGGGAACGGCCTCTGGTCCCGTATGTTCGGCAACGGCTTCGGAACGGAGAATGGTTTCAAGAAACTAAAGAACTACTTCGGCAAGATCGGGCAGGAGGAGGCATCAAACATCTTCAACCGCCCCATCGTCGAGAGCCGCGAACAGGTCCGCCAGATTCACGAGACTTTCAAGAAGCGCTTCGGCGGACGCATCGTCAAGAACGGCGGCCCAGGCATGGAGTTCTGGCAGCGGACCGTGGTCAAGGACGCCGTCCTGGAGGCCTACATCAAAGAGCGCATCAAGACGGTCGGTCGCATCAAGGCCGGCTGGGTCGATACCCTGAACAAGCTGCCGAAGCCGACCAACCTCTCCGGCCCTGCCTCCCGCAAGAACTCCGGCCGTTCCCAGATTCCTCTCTGGATTAAGCGCCACGCGAAGAGCGACGGCTATGTGGTCATGTCCATGCGCCAGGTTGACCAGCTGATAATCGATATCAAACTCGGGAACCGCATTGGCGACACTGACTTTATTGCAACCGACGCGGACACGAAGAACCTAGTCTACGGCAACCGCGTCAAGCAGATGCCGGCCATGCTCGAGAACATGCTCCAAAAGCAGAAGGAAAAGTTCAACCGCGGTAAACGCTAACCACTCTATGGGAACCATCTCTGTCCGACACATCACCGAGGGCGTCCTCGACACCTACCTCAGCGCCGACGATGGCCTGACGGGGGTCGCCGTCTACACTGGCGACAACGCCGAGATCAACGTGCTGCCGAAGTGCGTGGTCTTGTGCGACGCCGCCCGGGCTCCGGCCGAACTGCCCGAAGGCCTTGGCAACTTCCATTGCTCGGTCCGCGTGACCATCTTCTCGAACGCCGACGACACGACCCTGACCGCCCATCGTGCCCGCGTGGCCTCCGTGGCCGGGGCGATGTCGAACATCTCCGCGATCAAAGCCGCCTTCGTGGCGGGGGGCGATGCGCTCTGCTATGACGTGACCCCTGAGACCGAGGACGAAGGCCGCGACGAGCGCTCCTGGGCTTCGGTCCTGAGCTTCGACGTCTTCGTGGTCGTGAACCCGCAGCCCTGAGGGTTGCCCTAGTCCGCAGTTTCAAAGCCTTAACCTCCTAAAAATTTTACCCCTACCATCGTGGCAGCTATCCTAAACGGCACTTCTTGTTTGTATGGCATCGGTTCGGGCACCGTGGCTAATCTTTTCGTTCAAAGCTTCTCCGTCTCGGCTGGCTTCAATAACGAAGACACCGTCCAGAACGAGGCCGGCCTCACGGTCACCCATCGCCTCGACGATCGCAAGACGACCCTGAGCGTGGACGGCATCGTCAAGGTCGGCACGGTCCCGACCCTCGGTTCGACCCTGACCTTCACGACCAACACTAACTCCGCCTACCCTGCTGGCAGCGCTTCCACGAACTTCGTGGGCGTTGTGGTGAAAGTGGACGAAAAGTCGGTCAATAAAGGTTTCTGTTCGGTCTCCATCGAAGCGGTCGATTACGAAGGCATCTCCTTCGCCTAACCTTGCTCTTTGACTCCCCTGCAAAAGGGGTAGTCTGGAGGGGTGGACGGAAGATTTCTGCGTGCTTTCACTGACCCCGCAAGGGTCTCCTTCCTCGGAAGGCCTGTGTATCCCTGGTGCCTCAAGTACCGGGTGCGCTTGCTTGCCATCGAATCGCCCTTGGCTGACGAGTCAGGCCGCGTGCCCACGGCGCTCGACCTACTGACGGCCGTGAAGATCTGCGCCGAGGAGCCTATGGGCGAGCTGACGAAGGAGGAAGTCAAACTGGTCAAATCCCTTGGCGAACGCCCGGGCAAGTTCCTCTCCGAGTGCGAACGGTTCCAGGAGTACGCCCACGTCGGCGCGTGGCCTAAGTTCTGGGAGTCGAACAAGAAGAACGGGAACACGGCGGAGGACGCGGGAATCCCTTGGCCCCTGATGGTCGTGGCCTCCCTGGTCAAACACGGCCACGAAGAGAAGCGGGCTTGGGAAATGCCCGAGTGTCAGGCCATCTGGTTTAACGCCGCGTATGCCTCCATGAACGGGTCAGAGAATAAGATCCTGACGACCGACGAGGAGGCTTTCATGGACGAGCAGGAACGCCTCGCCAAGGTTGCCCCCTCCGCAGAGGTAAAGACCCCCCCGCCCAATGTCCCAGAAACTTGAATATGAACTGAAGGGAAAGTCCGACGTCGAGCAAGTGACTGGCCGGGCGAAGAAGTCCGTTGAGACGTTGGGGCAATCGTTCAAGAAGGCAGGCGATGACATCATCAAGAAGTTCACCGGCATGTTCGCCGGGGCCGTGCTCTTCGACAAGGCGCTGAACCTCATCACCGGGACGTTCCGCGAACTAGGGGAAGTGGCCGACCAGGTTGACCGCTCTGGCCTATCCTCCGATCAGTTCCAGCGACTGGCTTACGCGGCGCAGCAGTCCGGCGTCTCCGTCTCTGTCCTGGCTAAGGCGACCCGTCAGCTGCGCGTGGACATGGCCGAGGCCGCCGTCGGCACGGGCAAGAAGGTCGAGATGTTCAAGGCCTTGGGAATCTCCCTTGAGCAGCTGAAGAGCGGCGACGCCACGTCCGTCTTTATCGCCATCGCAAGGGCTATGGCTGAAAGTTCCGATGACTCCGAGCGCCTGCTAATCGCGACGGCCCTCTTCGGGGACAAGATTGGCAACGATATCATCCCCCTCCTGGGTAACTTCGAGAAGCTCCAGCGGGA